AGATCCCAGCCGGTGGTAACGCATCAGCCTCTACGGAGAAGGTGCTGATCATCACCATCACTGCCAGGACGCCGGATGATATGCGGGTGTTTTACAGCTTCACGTCGTGGCAGAATGAGGCTCTGGACGAGCTTCTGGCCAATTCAGATATGCTGATGGCACTGGCCGGAGATTTGACCATTTCCAGCCAGGATGCCAGGGAACTCCTGGCCGATTTGCCAGAGGACCTGTCCCCGGAGCGGCGGGCTGTGGTGGAGACTGCCTGCCAGCTGGTGGGAAAACTGAATTATTTTTGGGGCGGAAAATCCCTGGTACTTGGCTGGGATGACCGCTGGGGCACACTCCGTCAGGTCACGGCGGCAGGTAGCCCCACCACCGGCACCTACCGGCCCTACGGGATGGACTGCAGCGGGTATGTGGACTGGGTATTCTATAACGCCACAGGTGGAGAGTACATCATCGGCCACGGTGGAGGCGCTCTCGCCCAGCATACCTACTGCATGAACATCTCTTGGGAGGAGGCGCTGCCAGGCGATCTGGTGTTTTACCCGGATGACGTACACGTTGGGATCGTGGGAGGACGGGACGAGAACGGGAACCTACTGATCATCCATTGTGCCAGCGGTGCCAACAATGTGGTGATTACCAGAGTAGATGGTTTTACCAGTGTAGCGCGCCCTCTCTTATACGATGAGCAGAGCTTGTCAAAATTTGCCTCGGTTTGAAAGAAGAACCATGAAAGGCCCCGCACCATCTTTAGAATGGTGCAGGGCCTTTTTCTCTATTGATTATGGCTATCGATTTTACACACGGTGCTTGTCAGAAGCTGTTATTGGAAAATCATTCATTTATGAGTTTCCCGGACAAGTAGTATTTGTGGGTATCGAACTCCAGGGAAAGGGTGAAATCGCTTGGCTCCTGTGGAAAAATAAACGAACAGAACCTATCACATAAAGTGAATAGTTCCGCAATGTATCGCGTCAGCTCGGAGGGATAGGAAGAACAAAACAGATGAAGATTGACCTCAATAAAATAGGACTTCTGCCAGATATCTATGTCTATTTCATACTTTTGGGAGAGCTCTATTGCCAGAGCAACAAAATGTTTGCCGCGATCAATTCGTTCTGGTATCAGGACGTAAGTGCTTTCTGTCTCGATACGGCGCAGAAATTCATCGAATGATTTTTTTGTGGTCGCTCGTTCCTCCGCGCTTTGTTGAGTATGGATTATCTCCATAGTCTCTGGGGCTGGCGGATATCGTTTTGAATAGACCTTTTTACCGCCTGGCATTCTGACCGCCTCCATTACTTGATGCAGATAAATACACGCTCTTATCCCTGATGTTCCCGTAAAAAGTCCTGAAATAATTCTCTGTAGTGTATCTGATCCTGTAACTGCTCAATCAAGGGAGAAATACGGCGGCGTAGCTCCGATTCCTCTTGGGGTAATATCATAATGTCTGTGTGCTCCTGTACGATCTCCGACTCCCGTACATCGTCAAAGATATCATCTACCAATCCAAGAAACAGACCGTCAGCATCGTAAAAGAAACTGTATTCTCCCTCTATATCCATCCGAACAACGCCAAATTTTGAAGATACCAGAATATCAAAAAAATGGTGATTTTTGATGTATGGACCAAACACCCGCAGGACTTCTCTGATTCGTTCTATCTCTGCGGAGGGGATGGTTACTTTTTTGGGGCGAATGGATTCCTCACGAGCTGCTGCCAACTGTAAAGCAAATATAAGCTCTTCCTGGGACAGCTTTTCATACTGCACGCCAATTTTCTCTTGTGTAGGCTCGCCGCCGGAGGGGCTCTCGTTAACGGCGCTCAGGCCGTACCAGGGAACACCTTTGCCGTATGCATTGTCCTCGCCCATCGGGAACAGAACACCGTGGTCAACGCCAGTTTCATACAGGCGCTTACCAGTTTCGTCCCACTTGATCTTACTCATAGTTGTTTCCTCCTTGTAAGGTTAGAAATATAGGTTGAACACATCATGGTTCAGGTTTTCTTTGGTATAGTGGCGTTCATGGCTGCACATCGGAAGAAGTGCGATCTTGCTTGGGATCTCGCTGTCAGGATTTCTGTAAATCACAGTCACCTGATACCGGTCGTGAAGCGCATAGGGCTGATTGTCAGCAAAAGTAGGTTCAATACGGCTGCGCTCGTAAACGATGCAGTCATAAATCATTTCCTTGCTGGCGGGAGGCTGAAAGTACACACGGCACTTTTCGCCTCGTTCTGGGCATCCAAGAATGTCAGATAGCGTCTTCTGAAGAAGCAGTCTCTCCATTGTAGACACCTCCGATCGTCAGGATCAATCTTGGATAATGGACTTCAACATTGGAGATTTTCCAATTTGCCCCCATAAAGCCAACATACCGCATTCGGTGGAAATTCTGGTTGGCAAACGGATCGGCGACTATGCTGATCTCATTCGCAACATTGATGTCGTCATTGAGCGTTTCCGATGACTGAAGACGCCTGGTGTTACGGGTCAAGTCTCCGAAGTACATCCGCTCCGTGATCTTTTCCACATATACACCAGGCGCCGTTTCCACCGTTTCAGCATAGCCTACCGGTCCGTAAAATTTTGCCATTTTGAATTTTCTCCCTTAGGTGCCGTCGTGACCGGTATCCTCGGTCTGGCCGGAAGAGGCCTTCACGGGCTCTTCCAGTGCGATAGCAGACCACAGTCTGGTCAGCGCGCCGGACAGACGAGTCTCGATCAGGTACTTCTCCTGGTTGAAGTCGATGTCGAACTGGTTGAAGCGGGTGATCTCGCCGCCCTTGGTGGAGCCGACGGTGTAGTCGCTCAGGTTGACGAAGATACCCAGCAGGTTATGCTTCTTGCCGGTCTTGTCGGTGCGGGCCAGACCCTCGAACTGCTCAGCAGTGTGCAGCTCGTTGATGTTCAGCGCGGCAGCCAGATCAGCCTTGGAGTTGTAGATGCGGCGACCGTTGGTGTCGCGGGCCAGCAGCATCACATTCACCAGATGCGGCGTGCAGAAGAAGTCGGGAGTGCCGGTGCCCTTGAACTTCTCGCGGGAGTAAAGGGCAGCCGTGATGATCGCCTCGGCGTAGATGTAGTTCTCGCCGAAACGGGAAGCGGTGCCGGTACCCTGAAGCTCGTTGCGGGCAGCCTCGATGTCCACATCATAGTGGATGGTGTAGAGATCGTCGTCATTCCAGATAGAACGGACATGCTCCTCAGAGATCTTGTGCTCATCCGCTTCATCGCGACCGTCACCGATCAGGATAGCGGTAGCGACCTCTTCCAGCAGAGTCTGACGCATCACACCGTACTGGTACTCGACCACATCGAAATCGGTGATGTCGATGATGTCATCGCGATGCATGGAGTCAGTGATGTAGATGGTCTGAGGATCGGTGGTGCGCTTCATCAGCTTCATGTTGCCCGAAGGAACCTTCTTCTTGCCCTTCTGGTAACCATGCGCGCGGATATCATCGCCGCGGGCATCCATGTTGCGGGTACGGATACGGCTGATAGGGCTCTTGTGGACCTTGTTCATGACCACATTGACCCAGCCCTGGTCACGGGTGATGAGTTCAGGAGCGCCGGTGCGCAGATCCTTATACTCGGGGAACAGGGCCTCGATGTCGTCGATACCGTGCTTCAGAGTATCGTTATGCTGCTCGGCGTAGAGCTTCATAGCCCCCTGAAGAGTGCCGACGCTCTTGAGCTTGGCGCTGGCGATGATCTCAGTCTGAGCGGAATGGCTCAGGGTGGTCGCCTGATTGTCCTCAGGCTTCTCGAAAACATTGTGTTTCATAGTCTTGTCTCCTCCTTCGGATTTGTCAGAATGTTCGATGTGGCCGTCGTCCTTCTTCTCTTCGCCATCATCGTCGTCAGAATCGCTGTGGGCCATAGCATTGGCGAGCAGAGCAACCACAACGGTCTTCTGCTTTTCGGTCAGGCTGTTGATAACATCTTCAACGGTGTCGCCATCTCCGGTATCTTTCTTGTCGCCATCGGCGGACTTCTTGCCGTCATCGGCAGAGTCATCAGCTTTGCCTTCATCTGCATGGGCGAGCGTGATAGGTTCGTTGGCACAGAAGATAACTTCCTGCTCAGCGCCCTCTCCATGAGCAAGATCGACAAAGTCGATGAATGCTCCGGGATTTGCACCGGCGACCACAAGGCTCAGCTCCTTGATGTCACCATGCATCACATTTCCGCCCTGCTGCTTCAGGCCGTTGGCATAGATGGACAGGGAATCCACATCTCCATGCTGCACGATCAGCTTAGCAGCCTTACCGGCAGCAGTTTCGTTGAATGTGCAGTAAGCGTAAACGCCATCCTCGCGGTTTTCCAGCAGCGCATGGCCCAGAATATTGGTCGGGTCGTCATGCTGGTGATTCCATACGAGGGGGACGGTCTTTCCGTCGCAATGCGCAAACGCATCACGGCGAATGGTGCGGCCATCACTGCACACAAGGTCATTGCGCGTCGCCCAGCCGCTGAAGTCGTACTTAAGTTTCTTCTCCATTTTGATTGTTGTCCTCCTTCGGTGTTGATGCCGGCGTGCTTTCCGCCGGTGCGCTCAGATTGCTGTTGCGCAGCTCGTCCGCCTTTGGGTCGGAAGAAGGCTTCATGCCGATCTTCTGCCGGATCTCATTCGAGGTCATGACCTCGTTGCGGGTGAACTTGTCAGTCATCTCAGCGATCTTATCGACAGGCACCAGCTTGAAGGGATCTCGGAAGAACAGGATGGACTGCTTTTGCGACCGAGCAGTTTTTGTGAGGAATTTCCTCTTGATCTCATCAACAATGGCAGAGAGGATTGGCTCAACGATTCGAGTCAGGTAGTTCTGCATCGTCTTATCGTCGGCAGAGCCATCCAGAATGCCCTGGGTCAAACCTAACTGGCTGTAAAGCATACTCGTTAGGTATTCGATCTGGGACATCAGGTTGTTCTCGACGGGGCGATTCAGTTGGACCACATGCTCAGTTCCGTCAGTGTATGCAACACCGTATTTGGAGCTGGCTAACTGGTTCTCGATATCTTGTCGGCGCAATTCCGCCTGTTGACGACGTGCTTCTGTCTTGATGACATACGGCAACTGAATGATGAGGTTCAGCTTTCCGGAACTGTTCTGCTCGTCAATGGCGTCCAGCAGGTTCAGCTTTCGGATAAGCCGCTGCATCGTAGAGTTCGGTTCATTCATGACAGCATAGAAAGGATTCTCCACAATGCCGACGGTACTCTTGGGGACAAGAATATCCTCTTTCTCACCGCGCTGGTCATTGTAGACGCGAACCTTTACATGCTGCGGGAACCATTCAAGAATCTTGCCGGTCCGCATCGTCTCGATGTCAATGCCGCCGGTTTTCTCAGGATCAAAGTTTGTATCGACAGGAATGATAGCAACGCAGCCCTCGTCCAGCATCGACATAACAATGTCCTGCATAAAGGCCCTTCCGGTCTGGTCAACATTGGCTTCTACCGTTAAACAGTTATTAAGCCCACTCTCGATGACCTCCTTGAATCGGTCGCTGTCATCCAGTCGCACATGCTGAACGGTCATAGATGAGACATCCAGCGCAATACGGTTATAGACCGAGGTAATGATCGAACGCTCATTTCCACGACTGAAGAGTGGACGGTCGGGGCGATAACCGTAACTCGGCCCAATCGACATCCGAGAAACATAAGAATCTCGGTTCATGAATGTATTCCATGCGTGCTTTAGCCGCGTGGCAACTGTCATTTCCATTCGGAACTCATCACCTCCTTCATGGCATAAAAAATTCCGCAGACCGTTCAAAGTCTGCGGAGCATGGTAAATGATTTAGCTCTCCATTTTGAATTCAATAGAGACTCGGTTCGATGATGTCAAGAAGATCGACAATCGACTTGCCATCAAAGAAACCATCAAGCAGCAATTCATCGAAATCGGAATAGTCCTTAAAGCTGTCTCCATACCACATGGTAAATGTAAATACGGAATCCTGAACTTCAGGCTCAACACCACACTTTTTTCCGTTAAACTCAAAGTAGATGCCCGTTCCATTCTCCAAAATAGCGGCTTTCAGTTCATTCAAAGTCATAGAATGTCTTCATTCTCCTTTCTCTCATCATCTGTTAGTTCACGCCGTTCAATGCGTTTCACACTGCCATCCTCATTCCACTCATAGAGATCAATGTGCTCCCCATGTTCGCCAAAAGAATGATGCTTCGGATTTCCGTGGTTGCTCAAATGAATGTCTTTTGCTTTCCAACCATCTTCATCGTAAAAACTGCGTACATCGACCTTTCCGTCATCTCGAACATGATCTGCGATAGAATTCGGGGCAGCTTGCTTTGGGGTGGCGCTATGCCCATAAACAGTTGTCTTTATTATACCGGGTTCTGTGGTTTTTTCAACCATTTGCTTCGGCTTATGACCCAACTCTTCTGGTGTGCGCCTGACACCCCACTTCATTCCTTTTACACCGTAATGCATCAGAAACAAGGCCGGAGATGGCTTGTTGTAAAAATCCATGTTCCACCTCGTTTCTTATTCAAATGCTTCCGGATTCCGCTTGTAAGCGATATAGGCATCCATCATAGCCGACACGGCGTCGATCTTCTGCTCATACCGCTTCTTCATCAGCTTCCGGTTTCCGTTGGTATCTTCCATGGCGATGCAGTTGCCCATGGCATAGGTCATCAGCTCTTCGTCAAAGAGGAGCATCCGGTCTTCGGCCAGCTTCTTCAGCTCACCCAATGGAACGGACTCCGTCTTCGCGCCCTGAATGACTTTCTCAATGCCGAACGGGCCGTTCTCAGCCGCCCAGCGTTCCACAAACTCCTTGGCGTTGTATGGGTCATAGCCAAAGCAGCGGACATCATACCCACACGCAACGATGTACTCGTCCAAGTCCTCATAGACCTGCATAGGGTCCAGAACCGTTCCATCCAAAACGACAAGACTGCCCTCATCCATAAACTGCTCATACTTATTACGCATAGCCGCGGGCAGCTTATTCAGTGTTCTGGAAGTAATGTAGTTTCTGGTCTTCACACCAAAGGAACCGTTACGCAGTGGGAACAAAAAGGTGAACGAACAGAAGTCGTCACCCTGAGAAAGGTCTCCGCCAAGCGCGCAGGCCATCTGCCAGTAATCGCGTTTGCGATGCGGCAGTGTCTCTTCGTAGGTGAAGTAATAGGTATAACCCTCCATCGGCAGTCCGAAACGCTTGGCAAGAATATCATTCCTTGCGGCAGGCGCTTTCTCGGCGCGTTCCACATCAAGCTGATAAGTCTCGTAACTTACCGTCTTTCCGATGTTCGGGTTTGCCTTCATCCACATCTCCGGATAGCCGACCTCGTCGACAGAGTCGAGCTTGTACCACCAGATCGAAACATGCGGGTTTGGATAATCCCCCTTGAGAATGCTCATAAGCTCCATTTTGATGGTGTCGCCGGCGCCATTACGAACAGTACCCTCCGAACTGGTGGCCACGATCAGATAGTCGTCCACCTTGGAAGCGCCCTGCTCGATAGCGCCGATAACATCCTCGCGAATGTCGCCGGAGAGCCACTCGTCTACAGTTGCGATCTTGCATCGGAGACCTTGCAGCTTGTTGATCGACATGGGGCGGATCTCAATAAGAGAGCCGGTCAGAAAGTTCTCAATGCCTTTCTTGGTCGAGGCCAACTTGACGCGGTTGGCCTGCGAACCGGTCGTGTTCTGAAGTGAGCCTTGGGTCAGAAATTGGAATACGGGGCCGCGGGCTCTTGTGATGGCGGTGCGGATCGGTGACATGACCTCTTCGGCAAGTTTCATGGTTGGAGCCGTCGTGATCTGATGGGTCGTACTTGTGTCCACATTCTCAAAGAATGATTGGATGCACGAATCATAGATCGACTTAGCGGCGCCTCGTCCAACGATCAGGTATTGCTTGTTCACAAGCCGCTTCTTGATCATCTTCTTGACATAGTGTCCGCCTCGTCCGTCCGCGTTCGGCTCATAGACCGTGCGCTCAACGAAGTAATACCAGCCGAATACCTGCTCGCCCCACAGCTTGAAGCTGTCAAGGAGGTGAAGATCGGAACCATCCGTCAGGGTCATCTCTGCCTCGCAATACTTGATCCAGCCCTCAACAGCTTTATCATCGTAATAGATTCCTGGATTTGCGATCAGATCGTCGATCCGGTTCATCTCCATCGAAATCTCTTTGCAGACAGGGATCTCACCACGAATCACCGCTTCACGAAACTTTCCGTAATACCGGGGAACAGCAGTATTCGACAGGGCCATTCAGTATTACCCCGCCTTCTTCTGCAACTGCTGAATTGCGAGAGCAATGCTCAGAGCCGAGCTGCCGACAGCCAAAACCGTTCCAGCGTTGTCAAGCACATCGGAAAGATACACTGAATTAGTTGACTGCTACTGATTATTGTATCTACCATCTCCCTTCACATAAGATATATGTTTTGAGTCGAGGGGTAATCTCGCCTGACGCTAACAGCTTTCCTGAATACATGCTAAATTTGCTTTCATTATTAAAAACAGTGAAGGGATTAAAAGTGTAACCTAATATCGACAAAAAATCTGAAAAAAAGTATTTTAGCTGGGAAAGGAACAGCTTACGTTGAAGCTGCTTCTCTTATCGAGAAGGACCTTCAAGAATTTGGATAATATCAACAACACCGACTTTAGCTACATCGCGATGTTGAAGTGGAAACTGGAGTTTTTTACATCACTGTTTTTTACTAAATGCCAACAAAAAACATATAAGTAGTCCTGAAATCAGAATAACTAGGGAAATAATTAGCGGAACAAGCATGTGTGTTGCCAGTAAAGAGCCGAATATGCCAAAAATTTGACGGCCATTATCGCTATAAGTAATATTTTCAGAAAGTGCAACATATATAATACTAACGGATGTAAAGACTAACCCAATTATCACAAGTAGTATACCGCAAACCATTTTCCGATCCATGGTAAAAGCTCCTTTTGATCTATTTTACATACCCTGGAGGTCAAAATTTATGCCATCGTAGTTCTGCCACCTATAATTTAATGCTCCCATACAATTATTAAAGTCCGGGACAGATCATCTCTGTCCCGGGCTTGGCTTCAAATAAAATCACCAGGATAACTCGCTAAGTGTTCCTTAAAATCTTGATAATTGTTATCCGTTACATACGAGCTGTCTGTAGCTTTTTCAACATAGGTCGGACTAGCAATGTGAGCAAGATGAGAATATGCAATTCCATCCTCATCTATAATGGTGTATTCATAATATGGATCCCCCAATTGTGCGCCAGTCCATGGGTCAATGTCCGCATAGGTAGTTCTCACCATTACTCCGAACAGAATTCCGGAGATGATGCGGTGCGTAACTTTTGCACCATTTGCTAAGCGGGCGCCCTCTTCTGGCCCAGTAGCCTCCATGCTCGCTTCAACTGAAACCTCCGCAGAAATAGAGAACCCCCCAATAAGTTCACCACTGTCTACACTAATAGAGCCGCCAACAGTTTTTGAAGATGTCACACCCGTAGCAATGCGGTCGAGCACAACACCTTTGATGGGCCCATACGAGCGGATAACTGTTGTATCAATAGGTTGAACTACCCTAGTAACACCATTGATGTCAATCGCACTTGGATGGTTTAGCATTGACTGTTCGTATTTA